GCTTTCTACTTGCATCTTCTCAGTCTTCACTAAGCCTGTCCTGTCTAGTAATTCTTTAGCTGCCATCATCTTATCTTTTAAACCTAACTCAGTAGGGTCATATAGACCACCCACCATAGCCATGGCAGCTTTAGGTGCATTTCTACTCATAAATAATTGTGTAGCTTCTAGTATTTCATCTTTCATAGATTTAACTATATCTGTTGTACTTGAAGTCTCAGAATAGCCTGCAAGTTTTTTTGCAGCTACAACATCTCCACCTGCTTCATCAAATAAAACAGCTAGAAACTTTTGTTGTCTTTCTGTTAATGTTCTACTCATGCTGGAATATTCTCTCTATAATATTGCCTGTCAACGATTGCTATTAAACGTTTGGCTCTGTTTTTTGTTTGTCTGAACCAACGAGAGTCTTCCATCTCGTCTGCCATTTTTTCCCAATCATTATTCTCTACAGCAGCAATCATGTTCTTAAAATTGGATAGTCTTGGTCTACCAAGTTGAAAACACATATTTGCTAGTACATGCTGTATATCTTCAGGCAAGTTATCAAATTGAGAGAACAATAGTTTACAATCGTTTATAGTTGTTGCTATGTCTCTCTCAAACCATTCATTAACTTGTTCTTCAGGCACAGGATATCCTATAGGTTTACCATAGTAATCTGCATCCCATTCTGTAATAAGATGTCCTATACCTCCAGTTAAATGATTTTCTGTGCATAGGTACAATTCATATTTTATACCCTCATCTTTAGCTAATTCATCTTGTAGTTTTTTTAAATTCATATTCTTTTAAACCCTAAGTCCATTTGTTGTTTACGTATTTCTTTAACATGTTTATGCCAAAAATAATTACCTATCTTGCATATAGATGATGATAACTTTAAATAAATTCTAGCTTTTAGTGTCATTGATAATATGGACTCACTGTAGAATTAGGGTCTTCTATTCCCTCTACTGCTAAGACTTCAGGTATGTAGTGCTTTAACATATTTTCTATACCCATCTTTAATGTTTGTGTAGACATTGCACATCCACTACAAGCACCACTTAAAAATATAGTGGCAACACCATCTTTAAAAGATTGTAGCTTAACGTGACCACCATGCATTTGAACACTCGGTAATATGTAGTCTTCTATTATTTTATTTATTGTAGACACTGTATCTGACATTATTTTTTCTTCAGCATCTTGGCTGCTTGTCCGACACCCTTGATTCCAAAAGACGCACTAATTGCAATATATAAGAGGTACTGATACCACTCTGGCAAAGTTGCCAATATATCAAATCCTTGTTTAACATAGTCTGTCATTCCGGGTATAAATACTAATATAGCAGGTGTGAGCAATACCACTAACGCAAACTCATCTTTCCAAGAATCCACCGTTGCATCTGCCATCTTACCTTCCCATGCAACCTCGCCTGTTGCAACCTTTTCTGCAACAGAAGCACGAGCCTTTGCCTCTGCAACCTTAGCTTGTCCATCTGCCTTTGTTTTTTCTATTTTGTTTTGAAACCACGTTCCTGCGAGATTTGCTATTGGTCCTATTAGTGCTTGTATCATTTGCTATCTTCTCTTTTATTCTTTCTTGTTTTAACTTTTCTTTTATCTTAGCTGAATCTACGAAATTTTGATGTTTTCTTTGCAACCTTGCTGGGCTGCTTAGATACCTGTCTACCTGCTCTCTTCGCTTTTCGTTTAGCAGCCGTAGAGGAGGCATATTCACTGGAACTAAGAGCCTTAATTGCTTTCTCAGGTAGATAACGTTCGCCAGTTGCCTTTGACCCTTGTGTACTAGGTTTACCTGACTTGGTTCTCCATTTTTGTTTTGTCCACGCAACTAGTGACCTTTGTCCTTTTTTAAGTGCCATTCATATGCTTCCTTAATTTCTTCAATGGTTCTTTTACATCCTATACATACATTATTTTTTAATTTACACACACCTATGCAAGGTGTTAAAATTTTCCTGACCATTTACCTGCAAACCATGCTAACACACCTGCAAAAAATACTAAAATTATAAACCCTATTCCATACCCTGCATATTCTATAATTTCTTGTCTACGCTTCTCTGCCATCTTTTCTTGATAACGTCTTGACTTTCTAGCTTCTGCTTGGAAGGCTTGCCAATCTTGCCAAAGTCCGGGTCTGCCTATATAAATCATCATTTGTTTTAATTCGTTTTCTTTCTCTCTTATCTGTTCGAGAGCCATGAACTCTTCTAGGTCTCCACCCCCAACACCTTTAGCCTTTTTCTTTTTTAAATTTTTTTCTATTTGTTCTTTTGAAAATACAAAATCAGATATTTGTTTAGCACACCCTGAAAGTTCTTTTCCGTTTGACACGAAATTTTTTATTATGCTGAAAGCTGCATTTGCTGCGGCAAGTTCTGCTAACATTATCTTTTCCTTCTAGGCTTACAATATGCTGTTATCTGTAGATTAGGTCCTTCCTGTTGTGGTATTGAAGGTTGTTTCTGCAATCTCTCTGCGAAATACAAACATCTATCTATATCTTCAAAAGTTTGTGTTTGGTCTATTACTCTTATTCCCATCATAAACACAAGCACAAACTCAATCATTACCTTTCTCTGCTACTTGTTCATCGTGACATTCACAATTACACTCCTCTGTGTCACAATCATAACACTCGCAAGTTTCACATCTATTTTTTCTTTTTTCGTTCATGTGCTTTTTTTAAACTTTCTTTTGCTTTTTTAAATATTGCTACAACTTCAGTCTTGCCCATCACTTTAGCTCTTTGCTCACCAACTGTAAGTATCTGTATCTTTCTCGCATAAGGCTTATTGATTTTTTTAACTTTTGCAACTGTGGCTCTTGCGTCTGCAGGGGTGGCGAACTTGATGCTAACTGTGTCTTTAGGGTTCTCATCTGTGTATAAGCGTCTGTCTGAACCTTTTGGTTTTTTACCTGTGCCAACTTTAGGGTCACGCTTTTTTCTTTTTGACAACTTTCTTATATCCCTTTTTTTGGTCTTTGTTAATTTTAGTCAAAGTCTTAGCCTGACCTGCATGAAGTTTAGATGCTTTCCTCAATCCTTTAATTACTTTTGTTAGTTTCTTTGTGTAATGTGGCATTATCCTCTATACCCTCCTCCTTTTGATTTGTATTGTTTTGCCAACATCTGTGCCTTTCTCGCACTCCATTGACCGGGTGAACCTCCCTTACCACCTGCTTTAATACGGTTGAATAAATTTTTACGCATTGTAGGTTTAGTATAATTACCTGCCTTATTTACTGTGCTTTTTGTTCTTTTTATTGCCACTTCTATCCTCGTATAAATTATTAAATGTTGTAAATGGGTCTAAATAAGATTCATGTGCCTCTGCTGAGTGTGTCCACTGAGATGGTGAAAAATCAGGAGCACCTTCGCCTGTAACCCACAGAGCAGGACTTGTAGCTCTAACCCTATTGTTTGGTAAGGCAACTATGTTACCTGTCCATTTACCTGCGTCTAGTAAATACATCACATGTGATTGTTTATGTTGTGCAGGGTCATCTGCTATTTCATGGTCTGTATAATCTACAGTAAACATGTATTTAGCAGTAAAGAACTGATTATCTATTTTACATAACCAAGGAGAAGAACTTACCCTATCCATGACTATTACACTGTGATGTCTTGATTCGCAATCCCAAGGTTGACATAAATGGTCTTCCATTGGCTCTGCCCATTCATCTACAGGTATATCGGCTACAAGTGCTTGTATAGGCATACGTGCCCACATCGCACCACCGTGTACATTATTCTCTTCTGTACAACCTGTGAAGACTACCTGAAAACTTAACGACCTATCAGGAATGGTATTAACTGCGAAAGCTAATGCGTGGAGATATTCACCATGATAATCCATATGATTACAAGTGAACTCTTTACGTACCCAACATTTAAAATGTGGTACGTTACTTATAAGATACGACATTATTTACGTTTAGTAGCTCCACCACGAGACATCATCTTTGACTTTTTCTTCATAGCACCACCATACATCATTTTTTTAGTAGCACCACCTTTAGCCATCATTTTTGATTTTTTAGTTGCACCACCCCTAGCCATCATCTTTGACTTCTTGGTAGCACCACCCTTGTTCATCATTTTTGATTTTTTCTTTTTCATCATTGCCATTATACTCTCCTTGTAAGTTTTTTAGCATTACGTGTTCTCTTGAAAGAACGATTAGCTGTCTTAGTTGTCACAGCTAAATTTTTTTTCCTATTATCTTTAGGATTCCCATTACGATGATGTACGTCTAGTCCATCACCCTTCTTCACAGTTCCCTTTTTAAGTGATAAGTTTCTTGCCTTATTTCTACCTGCTCTGTTAATTTTTTGTGTAGGTTTAGAATGATAATTAGTATATTCTTTTTTATAATTACGTCTAACCACGTTTGTTTTTCTTTGTCTTAGGCTTTTTCTTTTTCATGTCTATAGATATAATTAACATACCTTTTGATGCTTTTCTATAGTCTGTGTTACTCATTCTAGGTTTCTTAGGCATACCACCACCATACATAAATCCCATGTTGTTACGTACAGACTTATCTAGCATGGATAGTCCTTTACCCTTTTTACCTACAGGTACAGGCTTGAGGTCTTTCTTGGATGCTAACAAACCTATGTTTCCTTTTTTAGTTTTACCTTTTGGTATGGTTTCAAAATCAAATTGTACACCCTCTTTTTTTGTAGGAGTTTTAGTAGATTTCACATTTCTCTTTTTACTCTCTTCTACTAGCTTTTTAATTTTTTCTTTTGGTTTTTTAGTTGGAGTTGCTTTAGGTTTATCAGATTCTTTTTCTTTTTGTTTTTGTCTTAACTTTGATAACTCTTCTTTTGAGAAAGAGGAATCTTTTGCTGTTTGCCCTATACCTAACATATCTCTTACAAAATCAGCGACACCATATGTTGTGCCTGCTACACCAAGACCACCATAAAAAGCAGCACCTGTTCTGCGATTTTGATTTTTTCTCATATTTCTAATATATTGTTGACCCTCATCCATAATAGCAGACTTTATTTGATTCTCATTCATATTTTTTAACATGTCTTTATCCATGCCTAATTTACTGCCTAAGCGATTTAATTGCCTACCTGTAGCAGTAGCTACTACATCTGCTAGTTTTAAACCTCCTTTTATCATGCCACTTGTAAATGCCATTATTATTCTCCTTTTACCATCTTATGTTGTCTATGTATTCCTTAATCAATAAATCTCGTTTTGATAAAGGTCTTTTTTTAAATACTTTACGCAAAAAGCTATATATGTTAACATCTCCATCTTCTTCGTGCTTGTCTTAAACGACTATTAGGATTCTTAGCTGCTTTAGGAAACTTCTTCATTTGTCCTGCACTTCTAGCACAAAATGACTTACGTCTTGCTGCTCTCTTTCCTGTAGGTTTTTTTTCTGTTACTGCTGTCTGCAGTTTACTGCCCGGGTTTTGCCTACGATACTTGGCTACACCCTTTTTGGTCATACCTGCACCTTGTTTAGTGGGTCTCTTGTCTCCACTCTTGATGGTGAATCCCTTTAAACTGCCCTTTTTCTTTTTCTGTGTCATGGTTAGTTCTTATCTTACCTTGTATTGTTTCACCATCTACTAAACATTTATATTTTACAGCTACGAAACTAGGCATAAAATCAGGCAAATCCATTGCTATCTCGTATGCTCTGCTTACACACTGCTTTTCAGTCTTGTATGGTCCTTCTAAATCCTGTAACGTATGGCATACATTGGCTGCACCAATTAAGCATACATATACAAATGCCTCAAACATCGTTTAACATCCCTTCTGCTTTCATTGCTGTCTCTACATGTTTCAATGAATAGCGTATTCCTGTGTCAGATTCTATCGCAGCACGAACATAGAACACAGAACTGTGGGGAATATGTAAATCCTTTAGCTTATTATTACGTATGGCATCATAAAATGCTTCTAATAGATTCTCAGGTACGTATAGTTTTACTGATTTTCGCTTCATTGTCAAGTATAAATTTTATTGAGTACGTATATATACTCTTATAGGGTCATTTATATGTACATTTAAAGTGAGTTTAACAAGAAAATATAGAAATCATTTATATGTTCATGTATATGTTATTATATTTAAATGTAATTATCATTTATATGTACATTTATATGTTAGTTATACATAATTATATTCGATTTCCGTGTTTTTGTCAAGTGTAATTATTTTAAATGTATGCATTTTGTGTATATGTTGTGATATTTATGCAACACATTACTAGTAAGTACACATATTGTCAGTTATTTAAGTGGTTAACAGTTAAAAATACCTATCTGTGTATATATTTGTATATACGTACGTACTACGGGGTGGTGTCGCCTGCCTGCCCTACCCTAACTATCACTTTACTTAACCATTTGAAACTAAATAATTTAATTGAACACTATATATAGGCAAAAAAAGTTTTATTTTTGTATATATAGTATGTTTCATTATTCTTATTAACTTATTATCTATAAGTTACCCATTTTATTTGATGCAAATAGTATGAATTATGCAGAATACACACCTAATATTGATAGTCATATATATACTACCCTAACTTTTTTTACCTTGTAACTACTTGATTTTATTAGATAAAGTAAATTAATTTAATTATTTTTAATTTAGTGCTTTACATTCTTTTAATTATTTGTTCTAATAGAATCATTCAACAAGGCATACTTGCCAAGCTGAATAAGAAGTAAGAAAAAAGTTTTTAGATACGAACTTTCTTTTTACAAGCATAAGAAACTAAGTCTTGTAAATTGCTAATGAAACAAAAAAACTTTTAAGTTTTAAGATAAACGTTACAGTAACAAACTTCTTAAAACATTTTAAAAAAACTTCTTGACTAGTTTGAAAAGAAAATGTTAAGGTGAATACAAGATAAGAAAAGACATACGACCTAGTCTCTAAATGGGTGCAAGTGCGAACTTTAAATCAAACCTATCAAGGGCAAATTCCCTAAACGATAGATGCGAATTCTTACCCTAGAACGAAAGTTCCTTAATTGATGTGGGCAAGACATGGGCTAACTAGGTGTGCCAACAGGGTAGTAACCTCTTAGACTAAACAAGTGCCAAGTAACAGGCTTGTTGAATACAGGAGAAGTGCGACCAACGAAATCCTAGGGTGGTCAATGGTAAGAGTGCGAGAAAGTAAAAGAGACTAGTTTTGTGTGTTGTCTAGTCTGCCTACCCTTAATAACTCAATCGAGTGGGTATCAAAGTGAAAGCGAGGAAAAATCTACATAACTAGATTACTAGTAAAGTTAGCTATAAATTTAAGTTAAAGATACTTGGATTGAGTACCTAAAATTTATACCTAATCGTAGCAAGATATATACGACTAGTAATTGAATTTTATTCTTTACAATTCGTATTGTTTGAGGGTATAATGCCCTTAACCTTAACTTCATGTGGAGAAAAACTATGGCTATTAAAACTATAAATGCTACTTATTGGAAACAATCAACAGGTTTAACAGGTCAAAACTTGACTGAATCAAACCAAAAAAAGTTTTCAAGAATAGCAAAAAAGTATAAGAAAGTAACTGAAACTTCTTTGTCTAAGACTAGACTATACAAGGCTAGTCGTATTGGTGCAAGGCAAGTAAAACAAGAATATGGTGCTAGAATTGGTAGTACAAGTATTGCTATGTTTGAAATGTTACTTACTGCTATTGATAAAGAGTTAAAAGGTGCGTATAACTCTATTGACTTTGGAGAATTCCAAGTTAAATCCCATAAAGACTTTGCCAATTCTATTACTAGAAAGAAGGCATAAGTGCGAAGTATAATGTAACGTTTCCCCTTACGTTGCATTATACCCTCTAACTATACGAAGGAGACTAACTATGAATTTAACTAATGTAATTAATGAATGGAAGGCTATGCCTAAAACAAATTTAGAAAATGATATTGGTATATTAATGAATATGATTAAAGCCAATAGCACATTAAAAGTACATACATTTTATAACGAAGATACTTTGTACAATGGGAATGATGACTTTGTATTATTCCTAACTAGTAGGACTAAACCTAGAGATAGGCAATTTATGTACACTACAAGAGCAAATAAAGTATTTCCATGCCACTTTTTTATATAGGAGAATAAAATGACTAGACTTGAAAAGAAAAGAAAACTACTTAGATATTCTGACTACTGTTCATATCTAATGCTATTTTTCTATGTAAATGCTATAATTGTAACATTCCCTTTAGCAATGTTGTTTAGTAGTGAGTTAATCTTTTGGACACTATTACTAGGCTTTGGCTACATGGGTATAATGTGTATGGCATTATCATTTATATTTACACATAACGCTTATAACAAATAATAACAAGGAGAATACCCCATGACTAGAAAACACTTTGAAGAATTAGTAGAAATTATTGTGAATAATAATCTTGACGAAAAAACCATAAGTGATATTATGAGTCTATGTAAAAGAAGTAATCGTAACTTTTGTAAGGCTATGTTTATGGATAGAATATTGAAACTAAAAAACCAATAGAAGGATATTACCCCATGATTACGACTAAAAATATAATCGCAATATACAAGTTAGCTAATGCAAGTGAAATAAAACATGGCTTAACTTGGTACGTAAATGCTAACGCAGATTGTAAAAGAATTGCGACACAATTAGAGTTACCTATCCATATTGTCATAGGTGTAGTAAGTGCATTATCGCCTAACAATAAATGGGAACGTAACATAGTCAATGCAGAAGAATTATGTATTGCCTTTATCAATGGGCAAGATATGGATAGTATCAAGGTTAGTACATACCATAAAATGAAACAAAAGGCATGGCATATATTGGAGACAATGCCAAACTACGAAGAAACTATTACTATACTCAATGGCAAAAAGATTGTATCATTCTTTAGGAATATAAGTGGAGATGAGCAAGATATTACTATTGATGGACACGCAAGAAATATATACTATAATGATAGGCAAGGATTGACTACACCTAACACCAACATTAAAAAGAGTGAGTACCTAGATATACAAAAAGCATATCTTAGGGCATCTAAAAAGTTAGGTATCAAGGCATACGAATTACAAGCAATAACATGGGTAGCATGGAGAAGAATACATGGAATTAAATAACATATCTAACAATAGACTAGTACCAATATATTTAATGAGTTCGTACTTATACTATGAACA